TTATGCGGCTCTCGAAACCTCATTTGCCCACATTTTGCCCACATTCTCGCGCGCCAGCATCTCACCCATGCGCTCCGACAGCTCGTCCAGATCATCATCGAAAAGGTCGGCGTACACGTCCAACGTCATGGCCGCGCTCTTGTGCCCCAACTGCCGTTGCACGGCCTTCACGTTCGCGCCCGCTCTGACCATGAGACTCGCGGCCGTATGCCTCAGGTCATGGATTGTGAGGTGGCCGGGTATGCCGGCACGCCGCAGGCCGACCGACAGCCAACCGTCATCGCGGCTCGCATTACCCCACTCGCGTATCATCATGCCCTCGCGTCCCGGCTGTTCAAATAACAGGTCGCCGGGTTTCCGGTCTGCGCACAGTCTGCGCATAATCGGGTCCAGCACGACCGGGTACATGATGGCGCGGGCCTTGTAGGTCTTGGTGTCATCGGGGATGATGACGCCGCCCACCATCGGCGCGCTCACTCCTATATATATACGATGCTTTTCAAGATCGACGTCCATCACTCTCAGGGGTATGAGTTCGCCCCATCGCATGCCGCATAGTCCAAGCACGAGGACGAGGTCTCGTCTCCATGGGGTGACGCTGCCTGCCAGCCGGTCAAGCTGTTCGGCGGTGAGATACACATGCTTCTTCCTGCGCTTGCGTGGCAGTTCGATGCCCCTCGCTGGATTGTCCGGAATACGCCGGTCTTTCTTCGCGTCGTCCAATATTCCGGCGAGCACGCCGTGGGCGCGGAGGACGACGCTGGCGCTTCGGGGTTTGGCGAGCACAATCTCGTTGCCCCGCTCGTCCTTGACGGTCTTGCCCTGGCTGATTCCGGTGACCCATTGTTGCGCCGTCTCGCGGGTGACGGCGGATACCGGGGTGTTGCCCCATTCCGGTTTCACCCACTTCTCCCATGCGCCTTCGAGGTTCCGGTAATGGCTGGGCTTGGTGCTTAGCTTCTTCTTGGCCAACCATGCCGGTGCCAGTTCTCCGACCGTGGCCTTGCCGGCCTGCGGGTCGATGTACGTGCCTTCGGCCTTGGCGACGGTGACTCGTTTCGCCGCCCAATTTTCCGCGTCTACCTTCCGTTTGAATCCACGCTTGTCGGTCTGGGTTCCGTCCGGCTTGCGATACCTCACACGGTATCTGGTTTCGCCTTTGCTGGTCTTGTATCTGGTGACGTTCGCCATGGCTCAGTCCTCCCCCATCTTAGAATTGGAAACATGGGAGATATTCAGGACGAGCCAAAGATGATCGGGGCAGGTCTCACGCCGACCACGGTGGCTAACAGCATCCTGCGCCGCGCATTCGGCACAGGCGAACACGTCACCCCCATGAAACTCCAGAAGCTTCTGTTTTTCGTCACATGCTTGTACCAGAGATACACGGGCCGCAGACTGCTCACCGAATCGTTCCAGCCTTGGCAGTATGGGCCCGTTTGCCGCAGCGTCTACGACGAGTTCAAAGGATTCGGTGGCAAGCCGATTAATAGGTATGCTCAGGATGCTTTGGGCAAAGTCACTGCTGTGGATGAGTCCAGCAGTCCTTCCCTGCGTAAGGCCTTGAATCTTGTATGGGAGAATATGGGCGACTTGTCCGCCGTCAAACTTTCCCGCGTCACGCATCGTCCTAATTCCGCATGGTCTCAGGCTGTGGCCGGGCATAAGACGTTCATCAGCAACCGCGCCATGGCGAACGATCACACTTTCGACAATCTGCTGGGAATGTGACCGATGTGCGAGAATAACGAGAACACGGTTGTCCCCGATGACGCGGATGAGGACATTCCTTTCCCAGGAGGTCCTTCTTCCGAGGATGTCTCTGAAGGCGATGGCAATAGACGCAAGACCGTTGAAAATGTGCCAAAGACTCAGGGAATAGATCCGGAGAAACAGCACAATTGGTGGATCGAGAATCTCAAGAACATCGCCGCTCTTGGCATAGTGGCGTTTTGCCTCATAACGATTGCCGTATTCGCCATCTTGCAGTTTGTGTGGCATGGCAACGGCGATGTCGATTCCCTCTCCAAGGCTTCTGACGTGTTCAAACTGATTGCTACGACGGCGTTGGGTTTCCTGTTCGGCCGTAATTCCAAATAGCATTTCGGGTATGCTTCGCCCCGTGTAGGATAGTGGGCGAAGCGTCCTCCTTTCCAATAAGCAAGCTGGTCGATGTTTCATCGCCCTGTTGGCGCTGCAACGCCGGCAGGGCAATATTTTTATCTAAGCGATTAACGCATACGTCTCCCCGGCTCGTAGAATCAAGGTATGGGTAAACATGGGACGAAGAAGACCACAGCGCAATCTGTCATAATGACAGTTCTGTCCGTTCTGTGCTATACGGCGGGCGCGTTCTGCGCGCTGTTCGTTTTTGTCGGCGCTTGGCCCATGCTCATCTTCACAGCGTTCTTCATCTTTATCGGCATGTTCGCCTGGAAACATCGATTCGACAGCAACGGTGATAAACCAACTTCCTCTCGAAACACTATTGACGAAGCCGCGGTATGGTGGAAACCGACAAATACGATTCCGGTTCACGCTAAGCAGCATGTTTCCGGAGCGATCGAATACCTCGTCTACAACTACAACGAGCCGGTTGTGGCGAATATTCCGCGAGACAGGATATTCACCGCTGAAATCATTCGACGCAGGATGAACGTGCCTTTCCACGGAAACAGGGATCTCGGCTATGTCCTCGGAGGCGGTAACGGCAACGGCTATGTGCTTTCCTACAACGGCGCACCGTTCGGCGTGATTCCGAATGACAGGCTCTGCGCCTATCTTGATGACGTCCACGCACGCACCATCAGCTGCGTCTGGCATGAATGGTACGAACCGACCATCAAATCGATCAAGGCTCTCGCTCCCTCCACGCGAAGAAGCCGCAGCGAACAAACCATAGCGTCTATGATCGGTGCCGGCAAATGGGATAGCGTGGACAATGTCGATTCTATCAAGGTCAACGATTACAAGCAGCCTAATGCGATGGCGGACAGCCTGCTGTCCGGAAGGAGCTTCATGGACGTCGAGGTGTCCTTGGATATGATTCCGACGCCCAAGGGCTCTTCCGCCAAACCGCATGTCGGGATATTCCATGGCGATGTGGTTCTGTTCGAGTTCGACGCGAGGAAGATGGTCTATGGAGAGCTGGTGCGCCACGCCGGCCGGAACGCACTGGCCCGAGTCGAAAAGAAACTGTTCAGCGAGGGGAACGACAGCCCTTATTACTCCATCATGCTTGTGTTCCAATCAGACACCTCCTCTCAGGCGCGATTACTGCAAAGTCATGTAGGCATTGCTGATAATCGGTGATGGTTTGTATGGTCAGGTCGAGCTCCGAGGCTATGAGCCAAGGCGCTCCTTCGTATGTTTGTTCTGCTTGACGGTATTTTTGCGAATCTACTAGGAGCCGCGCGGCCTCCAATCTGGTACGTTGCTCGTGCATTCCGCATTGGTAGTCGGCGTGCAGCCAATGGACGAGTTCGTGTATGAGCACGCATTTTTTTGCGGTGTATGTAAGTCTTCTGTCTATGAGAATGACGCGGTTTGCTTCTGAGTAGCAACCCCACATATTGTCTAAGATGTCGCTTTCTACGGTGACATCTATTCCGCTCGAATAAATCGCCATGCGCATGGGGCCATAGTTCATGTGCGTGTCGAACGGAATAAGGCGTTTCATGCCGATGCTTCTCCATCGTGGTTCATGTAATAGTCCTTTCCCTCTGCTCCGTAAGCCGCAAGGCTGACATCGCTCTTGTGTGCCAGACGTTTTGTCTCCGCTATCCGCGATGCCGTTTGCGCTTTCTCGTAGGCGATGCGGGTTATGTCGGCGGCGTTTGCTCCGAGCGCTTTGCATAGATCTCCAAACACATCGATGGGAATTTGTCTTTGTCCTTTTAGATAGCGAAGAACGGTGACGGGACTCAGTCCGACTTCTTCTGCGATGTCATCGTTGGTTTTTCCCATGCGGGCTTTTTGGGCTCGAAGCTCTTCTGCGATGGCTTCGGCAAATTGATCTCCATATTCGGTCATGGATAAAGAATAACACATATCGGGGAGGAAATTAACCATATAGATTAAAAACTAACTTGACTAACTATCCAAATGGTGCTTATATTAACCATATGGTTAATCAAGAAAGCACCACAAAACAGGTGGCAAATAAAATCGCAGCCGCGCTGGAAGCCGCGAAGCGCTCCGTTAAGTGGCTTTCCGACCAATCAGGGACACCCTATGTGACCCTTCGTCGACAGCTCAGCGGGAAAGCCTCCATTTCCATTGGTCAGATTGCCGTTTATGCGGATTGTCTGCGTGTTGAACCGATGACAATGCTCCCTGACTCATTCATAGCGCTCGCTGGCAAGGAGGAGGCGTGATGGTGTGGCAGCAGTGGTTCTTCATCATCGTGTTCGTGCTGTCGATCATCTTCAACGTATTGCAGGTCGGACAGAAACGCGAGCCCCTGACTCCCGGGGCTGCGGCCGTGTGCGTCGTCACCGCACTCGTGTACATCGCAGTCATTCTCAGCATCAAAGGAGCAGCGTGATGGTGTGGTGGAAGCGTGACGGAAAGGCCCGCCAGCCTGAGGAGCCCCTGCCCGAGCCGCTGCCCTGCCCGGTATGCAACGGCCATGCCGAGGCGGTGATTGATATGTACACGATTGGCGGTTACGCGGGTCAAGACGACTTCTGGGGATGCAGGTGTTCCGTATGTGGCTACGGGTTCTTCGGCGCCACCGGTGGCCCGAGAAGCGAGCGTGAGGCCATCAGCCGATGGGAAATACTGGTCAGGAACACGCTTGACGTCATAGCCGAGCCGCTGGAGGAATGCCCGAAATGCCATATCGCCCCGGAGGTCAAGCAAAACGTCGTGGAAGGGCAGGCGTTCCTCCAATGCCCGAAATGTTTCGAAGCCGTTTGCGGCGACGCCCCCGTGGCGGTCAAGTTCAAGTGGAACCGCCGATGCAGACGCAGGCAGGCGGCGAAGCTCAAGGCGGCGCGACAGGCCAGATTGCTGGAACGAGTCATAGGAGAGGACGTGGATTGATGAATGCCAAGGATTACGGCCATCACTTCAGCGGCTATCGCAAGCCGGAAGCCACCGAACAGTCCCGTGGCTTCATGCACCGTCTCGTGCTCTGGATCGTCGCGTACGCGGTGTGCGTCGGCTGGATGATGACTCACATGGGGTGCGCGCATCCCATCGAAAACGGCATCGCCGCGCTCATTGGCTTCGGGCTCGTTCCCCTGCGGCTCCTGTGCCTCGTTTTGAGCGAGGCGGGCGTCGAATAACAGTCTTGCCGGACGGCGTGGAAAACCGGCCGGCCAAGCGGAAGGAAAACCGGTAACCCACGTGATAACTGAAAAAACAACTGACAGATACGGTGTCAGTTTTCTTGAACCGGCGTCGGCCTGCTACCAGCGTTTACTATTCGGGCCGGCGTCACGGGCGGTGCAGGTTGCCCCCAGTCAAGATCGCGTAGGTCATGTATGCGCAGCAAAGACCGGGACCACGGTTCGACTCCGTGGCCGTCCACGAACGCAAGTTCAAAAAAAAAGAAAGCCCCCGCTGGCACGGGGGCGAAGAAAGAAACTCCACTGGAAAGGATACCCCAATGAGTGCGCCGATACCAAACCTGATGACGGTGGAACAACTCGCCGAACATTACGGGAAGGCGAAGAAGACCATCCAGAACAAGCTCACGCGAGGCTGGGGGCCGACGCCGGTCACCGACCCCGACACCATGCAGGTGCTGGGCTTCGAGGTCGAGGAGGTGGCCCGTTTTGACCGCATCAACAAGCAGACGCGCAAGCAGCGCCTCTACGCCTGAACAGGCTTGGGACAAGCTGCTGGGCCGGTTCCTCACGGACACGGACATGCGCCGCATCCTCTGGGAGACCGACCGCGAAACATTCAGAATCATGCTGCTGAAATCAATCGAACGACTCATACCAACCACAAGCGGAGGAAAGAAACAATGAGCGAACACATCACGCGACTGGCTGAGCGCCTGCAACAGCAGGTCGGCGAATCGCACAACAAGCCGACCGTCAAGCAGTTCGAGGAAATGCTCACAGACGCATTGGACGCCGAGCACCTGACCGTCGAACCAGACACGGACGAACCGGAGACGGAGACGGAGGATGACGTGCCGGAAGGCTTCGAACGCCTCGTAAATGGCGCGTTCGGACTGTTCACCACAGCGGAATTCGACATGGCCGACCGTTACGACGAATACAAGTCGCTGCTCGCGCTCGCCGCGAAGTATGCGGTACGCGTCACCGAACACGCCGTCGAAAAGGAGCAGCTCGACATCGCCGACGCGGCGTTGCTCACGGCCAAGGCCGCGCTCGAGGCGTTGAAGACCGTGCGTGAGACCGAGATTAAGGACACGCTGTGAAAAGGGTGACGGTGAATCTGGCCGCGAAGTCCACCGGCACGTTCGACGTGCACCGGTTCAAGGGCGATGGCACCACTAAGGAGTCACGTCATCAGGCTTGGCTGGCTTTCCGCGCCAAGGGTGTCGGCGGTTCGGATATGGGCACGATTCTCGGCCTCAACCCGTACAGCACTCCCTACGACCTGTGGCTGGAGAAGACGGGCCGTCAGAAGCCGGAGGACATCAGCGGCAAGTGGGCGATCGTCAAGGGCAACGCCTTGGAGGTCGAACTGCGCCGTCGATTCCGCGCCCTGCACCCGGAATACCAGGTCATCGACGGCACCGACATCAGCCTCGTGTCCAAGGCGCATCCGCTCATGCACGCCTCGTTGGACGGCTTCATCTACGACGAGGCGAGCGATTCGTGGGGCATTCTCGAGATCAAGACGGCGAACGCGAACCGTGGCCGCACCGACTGGCATGACGACGCCGGCGAGCTTATCGCCCCCGACTACTACATGGCGCAGGTCACGCATTACATGGCCGTCACCGGCTTCCGCTGGGGGTATTTCTACGCGGACATCGGCGAACCGGAGCCGGTGGAGGTGCGGTTCGAGCGCGACGAGGACGACATCAACGCCGTGGTCAACGCCGCAGAGGACTTCTGGGGCTTCGTCGCCCGCGACGAAATGCCGGCCCTCACCGGCGCGGACGTGGACAAGGCGCAATCCATGCCACCCTACCCGGACGGCTACGAGCAGGTCGTGGACCATGAATTCGATGACCTCGCCGCCATGTACTCCACGTACGCGCAGGCCGAATCCAACGCCAAGAAAGCGAAGGAGAAGATCGCCGACCAATTGAAGGCGATGGTCGGCGCGGAACGCGAGGGCCTGATCAGCGGCGGATGGAAGGCCGGATACCGGACCGTCCACTACAAGGAGAAGCCAGCGATCGAGGCGAAACCCGCATACGACCAGAGACGATTCACCATCACCCAACTCAAAACCAAGTAAGGAGAACCGATATGGGACAGTTAGCGACGCAGGCGCAGAACGCGCAGATGCAGACGATGAACCCGCAGAAGAACATGAAGAGCCTGCTGGAGAGGAGCTGGCCGCGCATCGCGGCCGTCATCGGCAACAACCTCAGCCCGCAACGCCTCTACCAGATGTACGTGAGCACCATCAACCGCGAACCGCAGCTCGCCAACTGCGGCGTGGAATCGGTGCTGTCCTGCTTCATGAAATGCGCCGCATTGGGCTTGGAACCGTCGAACGTGGACGGATTGGGACGCGCCTACATCCTGCCCTACGGGAACAAGAACTACCGCACCGGACAGAAGGAAGCCACACTCATCATCGGCTACAAGGGCATGATCGACCTCGCACGCCGCAGCGGCCAGATCAGGGACATCAGCGCCCGAGCAGTCCATGAGGGCGACGAATTCACCTACAGCTATGGCCTGAACGAGGACCTGCGGCACGTGCCGTGCGCGAAGCCCGGCAAGCTCACCCATGTGTACATGATCGCGAACTTCAAGGACGGCGGGCATTACTTCCAGGTGATGAACGCCGACGAGATCGAGGCGGCGGCGAAACGCAGCCCCAGCTACGGCAAGGCGGTCAGCCCGTGGAAGTCCGACTATGAGGCCATGGCGAAGAAGACGGTAATCCGACGCGCGTTCCCCTACCTGCCGGTCAGCGTGGAGGCCCGCGACGCGGCCGCAAGCGACGACCAGACACCGGATTATTCCGACGTGTTCCGTCCACTGCCCACCGTGACTGCGGACGATTCGCCGGTTGACGTGAGCGTGGACGAACCCGAGGAACCGGAACAGCCGCAGCCGTCTCCCGTCGAGGCGAAGCGTTCTGAGATGATTCGACGCTTCCAGACCTTGGGCGTGGCTTCGGACGCGGAGGCGTGCGAAACCATCTCGAAGATTCTGAACCGCGAAGTGAAAGCCAGCGACGAACTGTCGGAGGCTGAGCTTGACAAGGTGATCGGCCAGTTGAAGGCCGGCGTGAAGGAAGGCGAGTGACCATGGCGGGAAGGACGAGCATCATCATCCAGGGCACGGCGTGGGGCGTGCAGGAGACGAAGAACGGTAAACGGTTCCTGCGCGTCTCTGTGTCGCCGGGCTACCGTGACCGTAACGGCAACTGGGTCAGCCAGCCGGAACAGAACTATTCGGTGTGGCCTACGGGTTACGTGAACCTCAACCCCGTGTTCGACCAGATCAACCAACTTCGTCAGAATCAAGACCAGTTCGTGGACGTGACCATCGTTGGCGAGGTCAACGGGTTCAACGGCTACCAGACCAAGCAGGGTGAATTGGCCGCGAGCTGCAACGTCAACGCCAGCGCCGTCGCCATCACCAACGTTCGGCAGAAGGGCGGCGGACAGTCTCAGGGTTACGGCGCGCAGGGCGGCTACACGCAGCAGACGCAGGGCGGATACCAGCAGTCGCAGCCACCGGCCTCCGACCCGTGGGCCAACGGCGGAAGCGACCCGGAGTTCTGACCATGTTGCACCTGTATCACGATGAGACGCCGACGGACGTGGAACCGGTCTGCCCGAAGCACGGCTGCACGCTGTACCCGGCACGGCCGATTCCATGCCCGGAATGCGAAGAGGAAGCCGAAGAGGAGTATCACATTGAACGCTGAAAAAGACCAATTGATTACGCTCGCACACTCGATGGAGGTGTCCTACAGCGCGTTGGACGCGGAGGCGGGACTCTCCTACGACACCACCGTGCGCGTCAGCGTGCAACCTAACCGCTATTACCCCGACTACGTGGCCGTGACCCTGCTGTGGCTCGCCTCGAGCCATATCTTCCACGGCATCGAGGAATTCAACCGGTTCCGTGATGATTTCGAGGACCGGCCGGAGGAACGATATCAGCAGATCATGGACTCGTGGCCCTTGGTGTTCGGTTCCACGGAGAAGGCCATGAAGAAGCTGTTCGCGCCGGCCAAACCGGTCGTGAAACGCCCCCCCTGGTCGCTGTGCCCGCGCTGCAAGAAACCCGTATGGGCTCAGGAAGGCACCACCGACCTGAGGGAGACGCAGCAGCTGCTGAAACGGAACCCGTTGCCGCGCTGGTGCCGTGTCTGCGGCCAGCGTTTCGAGTACACGATGGGCGACCACATCTCATGCAGTTCCGAGTTCTCCATCGCGGAGACGATGGACACGCTCAAAAGCATGTTCCCCACCGAGCAGCCGAACTTCGAGACCATCGCCATCGAAGCCGCACACGAGGACGGTGAGCAGAATGGTTAACCCCGCCAAGAAAAAGGGCACGAGCCTTGAGACGTGGACCGTGCGTTACCTCGCGTGGGCGTTGCAGGACACGCGCATCGACCGTATGCCGTTGCATGGCAACGCCGACCAGGGCGATCTGATCGGCGTCATGTTCCATGGCGAGCCGGTGTGCGTGGAATGCAAGGACACGAAGATGCCGAACTATCGCAAGCACTGGCGGGAGCTCAAAGTGGAGATGGCGAACATGGACACTCCCTACGGGGTGCTCATCCAACACCGCAGGGGCGTGGGCGTGAAAAGCCTCAAGGGCATGGCCCGGCAGATGGCCGTGTTCGACATCGAAACGCTCGAACGGTTCCTCGCCACTCACATGGGGCCCGTGTTAGGACCGGACTACCGGATTCGCCGCGAGCTCGCGAACCGGCTGCGCCGCGAATCGAAGCCGGTGCCATCCAATCCGACGCTCGTGTGGATGCCGCTCGAATTGTTCGCGCTCCTGCTGAACGACGGCTTGGCGTTGGGGCCGGACGATGGCCAGGATTAACCCTCATACCTACATCGGTGGCAGCCGTCGCACCGGTTTGCGTGGCGGCTACCACCGCAAACCCAAGACCAATGGCGAGGGGCTGAAGCCCAACGAGATAATCGCCGCCAGCCCCGAACTGCTGGCATTGATAGCCGAATACCAAAGAGACAAGAGAAAGGAGGCGGACTGATGGCCAGACAGGGCTACGGGAAGCTGAGTAACGGCTTCCATTCGAACACGAAAGTGCTGAAGCTACAGCGTATGCGTCCGAGCGCACTTGGAGTGTACTGCATGGCCATTTCCTTCTGTTCCGACGTGCTCAACGACGGCGTGATGAGCGAGGATGACGTGATCTACCAGCTCAACGCGACCGAAGAGGACATCGAAGCGCTGATCAAGGTCGGCATGTTCGAACGTTCGGACGACGGCTCCTACCGCATCCACGATTATCTTTCCCATCAGTCCAGCCGCGAACAGGTGGAGACGAGGGCGGAGGGTGCTCGCAACCGCAAGCGCAAGCAGCGTTCCGAAGCCGATGTCACACCCGAGTCACGCTGGGACGAAACGAATGTCACAAGCATGTCACGCCGTGACAATTCGAATGTCACACCCGAGTCACGCTGGGACTCTTTAACCAAGAACCAAGAACCAATAACCAATAACCAAAAGAATTCTTCTAACGAAGAATTCTCTCTCCCCCAAACCCCCTCGCAAGCCGAGGGGGCCGCAGAGAGCGCCGACGAGGATTACCCCATCGAGTTCGAGCAGTTCTGGCAGACCTATCCACGCAAGACCGGCAAACGCAAGGCCTTCGAGGCTTGGCGGAAGGCGCGACGGAAAACCAACAACACGTTCCTGCTCGCCAAGGCCAGCCTGTATGCGGCGGACCCGAACCGTGAGCCCGGCTACACGCTCACCCCGGCGAACTGGCTGGACGGCGAACACTGGGACGACGACCCGCTGCCGGCCAAACCCGAGCCGACCGCACGCCCCTCGCCATCGGCGTGGAACCGTTCGCAGGCCAACCAGGACGCGAACGCGGCGCTGATAGCACGCTATGCGGCCGAGGAAGCCGCCGAAAACCAATCACGGGAAGGAGTTCTGACATGCTGACGCTCAAGGAGAGCACGCTCGTCTTGGCGAAGATTCGCGTCCACCACGGCAACGCGGCCATCACCGACTTGGAGGCTCGTACGTTCCACGAGGAGCTTCGCGCGGACATGACGCTGGGAGAGGCCTTGGAGGCGGTGAAGCGCTTCTACGCCGGCAACGATTCGGGCCGTTGGTGCGGTTCGGGCGACGTGAACGCGATGGTCCGCAGGATGCGCAACGAGTCGAAGCCCTCGGAGGCGCAGATAGCCGCCGAATGCGAGGCGAGGCACCTGGCGGAGGACGCGGCGTGGATGTACCGCCGCCAGCGGATGCTCGGCAACGGCCCGGAGCAGGCGCAGCAGCAGGCGTTGACCATGCGCAACCCACTCGAACTGCCCGCCGCGCAGCCGAAGTCACGTTCCACGGCCAGACGGTTCGCAGGTGCCCAGAAGCTGGGTGCTGCCTCACTCGGCTCGATTCTGAGGGGCGCGTGATGGCCGAAAAGTTCCCGACCCCGCAGGAGCGTGCGATGGCGTGGCTGTTGGAGGCCACGGAGATTGGCGGCATGAGCCGGCCGGAGACCGCGCTATACGCCTATCAGGCCTGTTTTATCGCCGGAGCCACGCGCCGGCCCACGAACGAGGAAATCGTAGCCGGAGCGAAAGCGTTCTACGAGGCGTTGAAGCCCGACTCTTACCCTCAATGGGATTCTGACTGCGCGTTGAGGGCCGACTATATCGATGCCATGAGGCTTGCACTCAAGGCAATGCAAGGAAAGGCAACGGAAGAATGAATCTTTTAGATGAAACCAAGGGTGAAATCTCACAAAGCGGGCATTCGACCGATGACGTTCGATTCGTCGGCTCCCGCGACGGGAAGCTGGGAATTCCGTGGAGTCAGGCCGAAAAGGTGCTCGACATCGATTACGACTACGGCTACGGCCGTCAGGAGATAGCCGTCGATCTGGTCGTGGTGTTCACGGATGGCGGGTTCCTGCGCCGCGAAGAATACGACGGCAGCGAATGGTGGGAATACGAGCCACCGTTCAGAGTCCCGGAGACGCAGAAGCCGTTCAAACTCGTGAAGCTGACCACCTATCGCACACGGTTGCTTGTGGACATCAATTACCCGATGGAGGCAACGGAGGAATGAGCGATTTGAAGGATGACACATTCATCGCGGTCAAGGAAGCCGTTACGGAATTGGATTGGCCAATCGCAATCTACAGCATCGAACAGCTCGCGCTTGCGGTATCCACGCATCCGATTCTCAGCCACAAGCCGTACTCCGCTTCGGAGTACGAGGCTTGGGTCAAAACGGTCGGCAACACGAAGGAGGACTGATATGCGTTTCCACAGGATTAGCCCGTGTCCCAAATGCGGGGGCAAGGTCAAAGCGAAATGGGAGCGAGTGGCCCGACCGTTTGCCCACTCGTACTGGCGTCTGATTTTCCAGTGCGCGCATTGCCGGCAGCGGTGCCGCATGTTATGGGACATTGCGCCATACAAAGGCAACTGCTATCTGGATGCAATCCGTTGTTGGAACACGATGTGCAACGGAGACCGGAAATACAAGCTGATTCGCGAGAGTCTGGGAGGCAGACGATGAGCACTCTGAATATTCTGGGCAACACGAGCGAGCAGGCGGATTCGATACGTCTGATGCTCAAAGTGCGGGGCATGAAGGACGGTCGTTTCATCGACGCTGACCCGCTCATCATCCTCAAGGCCGACAATCATCAAGGCTCCGACAGGTGGGACGTGTATGTCAGCAAGACGGTGTATCCGACCGCCGAATCGTATGGCACGCTCGCCGGCGTGCTGAGGATGCTCGCCGACGACGTGGAAGTGGAGGTCATGGCGCGAGAGAAGGAAATGGGAGGCGGACAATGAGTTGGCTTGATGACTTCTACCGGATAGTCGGCAAAGGCGACGTGCGGGACTCCGATTTCATTCGCAACGGCGAAAGCTTCTACTGCCCCCAATGTGGCAGACACCTAAAGGCCGCTACAGGAACCGTGAAAGGCTCCGAGGAGAAACGCTATCGGTTCAAATGCGTTGACCGAATGCATTACCGCACCAAATGGCATGAGTCGTATCAGGCCGCGTTGATGGAAATGATCGAGACGTTCGAGAAAGGGGAAAACGCATGAACAAGATTCAGCTTACGGACCATTTGACCGCGCGAATCAGCGCGGAAGGCACCTGCGGCCGTTATCGAGCCAAAATCTACGAGGACGGCGACTTCAGAGAGTCCCTGTACGCCATGAGCCTCAAACGTCTCAAGCGCAAATGCGAAAAGTATGCGAAGCGTGAACGCAAGGCCATCGCATATGTCACCACGCTCAAGGAGGAATCATGAGCGCGACGAACAACCAGCGTGAGATGATACTCAAATGGCATAAAGGCAAAGCGGCGACGCCGGAATACACGGCGAAACTGCTCGGCCTGTCGTTAAGCGAGGTCATGTACATCATCGAGCATCCCGAAACGCCCGCACCCCACAAGGACGATTCCACACCCGAATTCATCGAACCATTGCTCTGAATTCAGCGTAAAAACACTGAATTCAGCGTAAAAAACGAAACCCTCCACCGAAAAGATGGAGGGCACGCTCACCAAGCACCATGATAGCCGGAACGTGGAGGGTTTCAAACAATGTCCATCCAAACCGAACCATGCCAATACTGCGGCAGCCGACAGGTCGAGGCACCATGGACGCTCTGCCGGGACTGCCGCCGCGTCTACGCGAAAACGCTCCACCGGCTCCGCCGCGACATGATGCTCCTGCAACAGGTGTCCCGTCACGCCTACAAGCTCGGAGAACCCGGAGCGGGCGGCAAACCGCAAGGAGGCGCGGCGCCCGCGCCCATCAACCTCCACGCGCAGGACATGCTCGACCAGATCGAGGACGGCTTGCAGGACATGTGGAACGAAACCGGCGTGGAAAGCCGTCCGAGATGGCAGACCCTGCTCAGGGACTCGCCACGACGACTGCCCGACCTATGCCGCGCCAGCCGTTCGGGACATTGGCTGACATGGCTCATCCACACCTGCGAGCGCATCGAACCGCTCGTGGACCGCAGGCCACGCACGCGCCGGATAATCGGCGTCTGCCCCGAATGCGGACGCGAGGTCATGGCCGCGAAAGGCGAATCACTGCTGCTATGCAAATGCGGCAACCCAATCAACGTGGTCGAGCTGCGCGAGCAGAGCCGAGACAAGGCCGAGGCAATCCACCTGACCAAGACCCCTGCGGGCATGAGCCAGTGGCTCAAGGACAACTACGGATACGAGGTCAGCCGCAAGCAGATCAGCAACTGGCTCAACCGCGGCAAGCTGCCCAGCAGCAAGCCGGTCGATGACGGCTACTGGGAGTTCAACATACGGGAGATTCTGGCGTTGGCGATGGGTTCCAGCGGCCGCCCGGCTTGACATAGTGTAGCCTGTGAGATACAATAAGGGTATGGAAATCAAGCAAACCGCCGAATACCGCAAGTGGTTCAAGAAACTCAGGAACCGCGAGGCGAAAGCCGCCATCCAAGCCCGGCTCGACGCCTGCAAGCTCGCCGGCAGGCCGTTCGGCGACATCAAACCCGTGGGAGGCCCGGTCAGCGAGATGCGGTTCCACATCGGAGCCGGATACCGCGTCTACTTCACCACGCGCGGCAACGTGCTCATGCTGCTGCTCGCAGGCGGCGACAAAAGCACCCAGCAGACCGACATCAAACAAGCCCACGCCATACTCGACGACTACAAGGAGCAGCAATGAGCACCGAAATCACCGACTACGACACCAGCGAATACCTCGAAAACGAACAGGACATCATCGCCTACCTCAACGCCATAGCCGAATACGACGACCCCGCACTCATGCAGGCCGCACTCGGCAACGTCGCCAAGGCTCGAGGCATGACCCAGATCGCCAAGGACGCGGGCGTGGGGCGCGAAAGCCTCTACAAAAGCCTCAGCAAGGACGGAAACCCCAGCTTCCAGACCATCGCCAAGGTAATCCACGCCCTCGGCGGACGCCTCACCATCCAAGCCGCCTGAAAAAACAAAACACAGACAGGAGTAGGGTGAATCCACCCCGTGGTATACTCCGTATCAGGATAAGTGTGAAAGCCTCTGGGATAAACATCTCAGGGGCTTTACTCATATCCACCTATGCGCGTAGCTCAGCAGGTAGAGCAGCGGTCTCCAAAACCGCAGGTCGTTGGATCGAAGCCAACCGCGTATGCCACGGCTTGCGTACGGTAGAGGCCTAACCGGCCATAGCAGCGACTGCTAGGGCGCAATCACAACAGAGCGCAAAGCTCGGGTTGCCGCGAATTCGAATCTCGCCCAAGCCACCAACCACCACACAGGATGGGGAACATGAGCAACAAGGCAGGCTCAGGCAGATACCAAAATGGAGCAGCCCGCCGCAAATGCAAAGCCCGACACATCGCGGCCGAAGGACCAATACCAATCTGCCCACTGTGCGGCAAGCCCATAGACCTCACACTCAAAACACCACACCCACTCAGCTGCGAACTCGATGAGATCATCCCATACAGCCGAGGAGGCTCGCCAACCAGCTATGACAACACACAACTCACACACAGAATCTGCAACCAGCGAAAAAGCAACAAAATCACCACCAACACCACAGGCCACCAAAACACAAAACAACAACCACAAAACACCATCCCGATCAGCCGCCAATGGTAACCGGGGGCCAACCCCTCCCCCTCCCATGCAAGGCTCCCCACAGGTCATAGCGCCTGCATCCCCCCGCAACCCGTGTGACTCTTCGCACGTTTGGTCGCTGGGGTGCCTGCGTGGGCCTGTGAGAGCCGTTCCGGCATGGTTTTGATGGTTTTGTCCCGTTGTTTTCCGAGGCTGTTACGTTTGATTCTCGGCAATATTGATATGTCACGAAATTATGGTTGCATTCCGTTGGAATATATGATATAGTTACAACTATGGTCAACCAATGCAGGAATTGCGGCCATTTCATCCAATCCACACCAAACCCTAGGCGTCCGAGACTGTTTTGCTCGGACAGATGCCGCAAGGCGTGGAGCCGCAAACATCAATTACCCGAAGAGCTCAAGTCGCTGCCCCGTTGGGTGCGCGCCGTCGGTAAGCGTCCGATCCAGTGTGATGGGTCGCCGGCCAGTTCGACCGACCCCGATACCTGGGCATCATATTCGGAGACCATGCATTCCAAAGCCGGTGACGGCTACGGTATCATGCTCGGCGATGGGCTCGCGTGCTGGGATTTCGACCATGTGGACCCCGCTGACCCGCCCGCGCAGGCGGTGGAACTGTTGTCCGAAGCGATCTATGCGGAGGTTTCGACCAGTGGACATGGTTTGCATGTGTTCGTCCGTTCGTCGGAGCCGAGTTTCCGGCGTGACGGCGTCGAGTTCTATTCGCATTCGCGGTTCATCCGCATGACGGGGAGGAGGTGGCCGAAGTGACCACGGTTATTCGCAATCAGGGCACGAGTCTCGCGGTGCGTGAGAAGCTCGCCGCCGAAGGCAAGTCCGTGCTGTTGGCGTTTTCGTGCGGCAAGGATTCTATTGCCGTGTGGCTGGCGATGAAGGACATGGGCATCGAGGTTATCCCCGCGTACCTCTACTATGTGCCCGGCTTGAGGTTCGTGGACGAGGAACTTGATTATTTCGAGCAGAAATTCCAGACCAGGATCAAGCGCTATCCGCATCCGTCGCTGTACCGGTGGCTGAACAATGCGGTGTTTCAGGCTCCCGAACGGTTGAGGTTTATCGAGGCGGCGCGTTTGCCGGAGCCGTCGTATGAGCAGATGTGGGATTTCATTCGCGCCGACATCGGCTTGGATAAGAGCACGTGGTGTGCGGATGGTGTGCGTGCGGCCGATTCGATTCAGCGTCGCGGCGCGTTCGTCCAGTACGGGTACTGGCGGCGCAACCTCAAGAAGGTCAGCCCTATCGGGGATTGGCTCAAGGGCGAGGTATTGGACTGCATTCGCGGGCATCATATCGAGCTGCCGTGTGATTACGCGTGGTTCGGCCGCTCGTTCGATGGCATCGACAAGCGTTTCACCAAGGTTCTCAAGGACAAGGCACCGGACGATTACGCGACGCTGCTTGAATGGTTCCCTTTGTTGGAGGTGGATCATGTCAGGTGATTTCAGATTCGATTTTTCCAAGAAATTCAAGGGCAAGCGTGTGCAGCCGGTGCCGGAGAATCTGGACGAGAACGCGAGGGAATACCGCGAGCGTGCCCGTGCGGAGCGCAAGCGGTTCGTGGATGCGACCGACACCGAATTCTGGTTGTGCCTGTGCTTCCCCTCCACCGCCGAGATGACGCGGTGGCGTGAGCGGTTTGGTTTCGGCGAGGAACACCGGATTTATGCGTACCGTGACATCGCTGACAGGCTTGCCCCGTCCAAGCCGGCCAGGTCGTCTGCCGTGGCGTTCGGTGCCGGTGTGGGTTTCGCCGGCGGTCTCGGTTTCGCGGAGAAGACACCCGACCCGCTCGCCGGGGTCGAGTACACCGATGATCTGGAAAAGGATTGTCTCGCCGAGTTCGCCGCCCTGCACAAGGCGCTGGTTTCGGCTCGCAGCCCGGAAAAGATTGTCGAGCCGACCGATTCCGAACACTGGTTCGCCATCGCGTTCCCGTTGCGCGACGATAAAGACTCTTTCCTTGCCGAGTATGGTCTTCGCAAACTCGGAGATAAATACCTCGATGGTATGGCCGTAGCTCGGAAGCTGGGAGGTGAGTTATGAGGCGAGTCCGTTATGCGAGCACCAACGATATCCGCTATACGGGGTATGGGCGTCGCTCTTCCGGTTCATCCGGTGGCGGTGTGTCCGCCCTGCGTGTGAGTGCGTCCCGTTCCGCGTCGCGATCGAGCGGATCGTGAACCGGTAAACAATATTTTTTTCGTTCAAGCCGTCCCTATGTGGCGGCTTTTTCATTGGGAGGTTCTCATGCGACGCGGCTCTTCTTCGGCTTCCCGCTCGTCCAGCAGCGGGAGCGGCGGCAACTCATCCCGCTCACGCTCGAAGGGCTCAACGCTTTCCGGCGTCGGCTTCTCGAAAGAGCGAATATCCCAATACCGCAAACAGGGCTTATCCGACGAACGTATATCGAAGCTATGGCAGGATACCCTCAAGATGCGCGCGTTGATGAAGAAACGCAAGGAACAGGGAGTCAGCGATCTTGAAGCCGGTGTCTCCCAGTCTTGGAAAGTCGCGGACGCCAAGAACTCTCGCATGGTTTTAAAGCGCGTTGCCGAAGGGCGTAACTTCGGCCGAGACGTGAGCCTGCGGCAGTACTGACCTTCCCCATAACGATGTTTCCCCTTGTTTACCCAAATTGTGAAGGAGGTGAATCATGCGAAACCTGTTCCAGCGTGCCGGCAATGCGGTGCGTAACGTTGCCGGTCGTATCCGCAGCGCTTTTTCTCGCGGCGGCTCGCGCTCCTCCGGCTCCTGACATTTAGATTCGAGGTGATCAAGTTGGCCAAGACCACGATAACGCAGCCGACGCTGCCTGACGACATCGAATGGCCGAAGGCTACCGTGCGCTGGTGGGAGCATCTGGCTTCCACCCCCGGCGCGGACTCGTGGACGGAGGCCGACTGGGACAACCTCATGAACGCCGCCCTGATCCACGCGGACATCTGGGGTTCCGGCAATTTCGCCAGCGTGCCCATACTGAACAAGCTGCTGCAGGATTACGGCATCACACCAGCCGCACGCAGGCAGATCATGCCGGCGAAAGCCCAGAAGCAGGAGCGGCATACGCCGCTCGATGAGATAGCCGAACGACGGAAGCTGAGGGTGATCGAGGGTGGCAAGGCGAAGAGGCGTACAGGAACCTAGCTTCGCTCTGGTTCCAAAGCACGCGCAGTCCGAGGGAGGCGAGGCGTGCGCGCTCGCAGCCGGCTACGACATGAAGCCGGATAAGTGGCAGCGCATCGTGCTCGAGGGGTGGCTCGCCACGGATTCGAAGCTGCAATGGGCGGCGTCGGATTGCGGGTGCGCGGTGCCGCGCCAGAACGGCAAGAACGCGATTCTCGAGTTCACGGAGCTGTACCTTGCCGCGATCCTCGGCATGAAGATTCTGCATACGGCGCATGAGGTGAAGACCTGCCGCAAGCATTTCCTGCGTATGAGATACTACTTCGAGAACGCGCGCAAGTTCCCCGAACTGTCGGAACTTGTCACCTACATTCGGGCCACGAACGGCCAGGAGGCCATCGTGTTGAAGAACGGTGGCAGCATTGAGTTCATCGCCCGTTCGAAGAGTTCGGGCCGTGGCTTCACGGTGGACGTGCTGGTGTGCGACGAGGCGCAGGAGCTGACCGACGAGCAGATGGAGGCCATACAGCCCGCCATCTCGTCGGCACCCTCGGGCAATCCGTTGACCATCTACACGGGAACACCGACCCCGCCGACCTCGCCGGGCACGGTGTTCGCGCGCATGCGCCGCAACGCGCACAGGGACAAGCCGCCGAAGAACCTGTGCTGGTTCGAATGGGCGGCGACCGAGATAGGCGACGTGCACGACCAGCAACGCTGGTACCAATACAATCCAAGTCTCGGCACCCGACTGCTGAAAAGCGTGGTCGTTTCCGAGTCGGAGAAGATGACCCCTGACGGTTTCGCCCGCGAACGTCTCGGCTGGTGGAACGATCAGGCCGGCGCGCTGTCCGACATCGACTTGGATGCTTGGGCCGAATGCAAGACCGACAAGCCCTGCATGGACGGCTACAACTCGTATGCGGTCAAGTTCAGCGCGGACGGCGCGAACGTCACCCTCGTGGCGTGCGTGCGCCCGCCCCGCAAGTCGGGTGAATTGCCTCACGTGGAGGTCATCGCCTCGCGCAGCATGCGCGGCGGCACCGGCTGGCTGGCCGACTGGCTGACCGCCGAGAAGGACGGTGCGGAACGATGGCGCAACGCCATCGGCATCATCATCGACGGGCGCGTGGGAGCGCCCACCCTGGTCAACAGCCTCATCGACAAGGGCGTGTCGAAAAGAGTGATCGTGGTTCCGCGCCCTTCCGACGTGGCGGACGCTTGTTCGATGCTCGAACAGGCCGTGAACGACCATGGGCTTACCCATTTCGGCCAGCCTCTGCTTGACGAGGCGGTGGGTCATGCGAAGCACAGGAAAATCGGAGACGGGTTCGGCTACGAGACGTCCATGGAGAACATCGACGTGAGTCCCGTGGAAGCGGTGGCTCTCGCGTATTGGAACGTCAAGACTTCCAAACGTCATCCGGGAAGAAGAGCAAAGGCGGTGGCATTCTGATGCAGATTCCCAGTCTTGAAAACGTGCAGGTCGATAATCTGCCCGACGAGTGCCGAGAACCGTGGGATTTGATGATACGTCAATGGTCCCAGAAGCTCGAACGTAACCTTTTGCGCACCAAATACTACGACGGACGAAACGAGCTTAAGAATCTGTCCATCGCTGTGCCGGACAGCATGGCGGGGATAAGCGAGGTCGTGGGCTGGCCGCAGAAATCGGTGGACGCTTTGGCCGACCGCATCGTGTTCGATGGTTTCGTTGGAGTCGGCGACGACGGCCGCGACCCGTTGGGTTTGGATTCGATTCTTTCCGACAACGACTTCGACGTGGAACTGCCGCAGGCCATCCGCAGCGCGCTCACCCATTCATGCTCGTTCCTGAATGTGCGCAGCGCGGAACCCGAGGATGGTCTGCGCTCGAAGGTGTCGGTATCGTTCCGCAGCGCGCTCTATGAGACCGGCCTGTGGGATTACGCCCGTCGCGGCCTGTCGGCGGCGTTGTCGATAACCGATATCGACCGTTCCCAGTACGCGCAGGCGAACACCATCGTGCCTTCCGAGCTCATGCTCTACATGCCCGGCTACACGATTCGTATACGCCGCGCGCAATCAGGCCGCTATCATGCGGACGCTCCCCGGAACACGTACATGGATCATGTGCCCGTTTACCTGATCCCCTACCATCAGGACCTGAACCGCCCCTTTGGCCGCTCGCGCATCAGCCGCGAGGTCATGAGCATCACCGACACGGCGGTTCGCACCATGCTGCGCATGGAGGTAAGCGCCGAATTCTATTCGAGCCCGCAACGCTACCTCATCGGCGCTGACGAGCCGCCCGAGGACAAGAACGGCAAGAAGCTGACCGGCTGGGAAGCCACCATCTCGAAGATGCTCAACATCAGCCTCAACGAGGACGGCCAGGCACCCGCCATCGGCCAGTTCACGCAGATGACCATGCAGCCGCACACCGACATGCTTCGCGCCCTCGCGGCACGCATGAGCGGCGCGACCGGCGTACCGCTCAGCCAGTTCGGCGTGATGACGGACTCCGGCCCTTCCTCGTCCGACGCGATCATGGCGGCGGAAAGCGAGCTTGTCATCGAGGCGAAGAACGCCTGCCGCGCCATCGGCGTGCAGCTACGCAAGGCCGCGAGGGACATCGCCATACTCAACGGCACCAGCGAGGACAGCGACGAGCTCGACCGCCTGCAGGTCAACTGGCGTGACCCCGAACGCCCATCGCAGGCCGCGCTCTCCGATGCCATCGTGAAGCAGGTGACGGCCATTCCATGGCTCGCCAACTCCGACGTGGTGTTGGAGAAGCTCGGCTACACGGATTCCGACATCACACGCCTGTTGGCCGACAAGCGCAAGGCCGAAACCCGCAGCGTGCTTGACTCCCTCGTGAACGGAGGCAACAAGGATGACGGACAACCGGCAACTGAACCAGTTGCAAGCCAGCCAAGCCAGGGCGGTGGAACTGGCACGCCGCGATCTGGCGAAACTGTGGGAGACGCTGCAACAGCTCAGCCCTGAATGGCAGCGTGACATGCTGCTCGACTACGTGCCGCAACTGGTCGTCAAATACGGCGACCTCGCGGCGCAGGCCGCCTACGAATGGTATATGCGCGTTCGTGGCGAATCGGTGCCAGACCCGTGGGAGTACGACCTATCCGACTCGTTCCCCGGCGATGGCATCGACAAGACGATACGCTGGCAGGCCGGCCACCTGTGGACTGACCCGCAGACCATGCAGGCGTATCTGGTCGGCGCGATGCAACGCTGGGTCATGTATTCGGGGCGAGAAACCGTTGCCCGCCTGTGCGAGCACGACCCGTCCAAACCCCGGTACGCGCGCGTACCGAGAGGCGCGAAGACGTGCGCGTTCTGCACGATGCTCTGCTCGCGCGGCTGGGTGTACCGCAGCGAGAAGACCGCGAAATACGCCAAAGGCTCGTTCAGCCTGTTCCACGACGACTGCGACTGCCAGATCGTACCAGAATGGGACCGCGACCAAGCTCACATCGAGGGGTACGATCCCGACCGCATGTACGCGGAGTATCTGAACGCTCGTTCGAAGATCGAGAACGACGAGCTGGACGATGACACCTATCGGATGATAAAGGCCACCACAAAAGGCGACCCCGAGAATCCGAACGACCCGAACACGATCACCTATGTGATGCGCCGACTCTACCCCGACCGCTACAAGGACGGCTACGGGGTGCCACGACCATCGCACTCGAACTGAGATTTTCCACAACCACCCGCACGGGTGGTTTTTTTTATGCCCGAAACGGGCCCAACCCACTAGGAGGAACCATGACCGAAGAGGCCAACGGCAACCAGCAGGCGGCATCGACCGAGAACGGAGCGAAGCCGCCCGAAATCGACTACGAGGCCAAATACAAGGAGGCCGTCGCCCATTCCCGCGAATGGGAGAAACGCGCCAAGGACAACAAAGCAGCCGCCGACGAGCTGCAACAGCTCAAGGAGGCCCAGCTGTCCGAAGCCGAAAAGACCGCCAAGCACATCAAAGAGCTTGAAGCCAAGAACGCCGCCTACGAGGCGGAAAAACAGCAGAACGAATGGAAGACGCAGGTCTCCAAGGAAACCGGCGTGCCCACCGGACTGCTGCACGGCTCCACCCTCGAAGAGATGCAGGCCAACGGAAAGGCGCTCGCCGACTACATCGCCGACAAAACCAAGCCCACGGTGCATGCCGCATCCGAATCCAACCAGCCGCCCGCACCTTCCGGCTCGTCCGGCGATTGGCTGCGCGATGAGTTCCTCAAGCAGAAACGCAAATAATCCACCTCATAGAAAGAAGGTATGACGATGGCTTCCAACGTGAACTCCATCATCACCAGCGGCGACCTCGGCGGCGGACTCATCCCCACCGAATACGCCACCCAGATTATCCAAGACGCTCCCAAGTCGAGCGTATCCCTGACCCGCATGCGTCAGATTCGCATGAGCACCCGCACGCGCACGCAGCCGGTGCTTGATTCCAAGCCGATCGCCTACTGGGTTGGCGGCGATACCGGCCTCAAGCAGACCACGAAGATGAAATGGTCTGGCCTGAGCATCACGGCCGAGGAGCTTGCGGCCATCGTGCCCATCCCGGAGGCCGTCATCGCGGATTCCGGCATCCCCATCTGGCCGGAGGTCATGCCGCGTCTGGCTTCCGCGCTTGGCTACAAGCTGGATCAGGCGACACTGTTCGGCGTGGACAAGCCGTCCAGCTTCCCTGACGGCATCATCCCGCAGGCCATCGCGGCGCACAACATGCTCACCCAGGGCAAGGACCTCGCCAAGGACGTTGCCAGCATGGGTCAGAAGCTCGCCGAACAGGGCTTCGCCATGAACGGCTTCGCCAGCAAGCCGGGCCTGAACTGGGAACTTATCGGCCTGCGCAACGCCAACGGCAGCCCGATCTACGTGCCCTCGCTCGCCTCCGGCGCGCCGTCCACCCTGTACGGCTTCGGCCTCAACGAGGTAGACAACGGCGCGTGGGATACCACCAAGGCCGTGCTGCTCGGAGCCGACTGGTCGAACTTCGTGGTCGGCATCCGTCAGGACATCACCTACAAGATGCTTGACCAGTCGGTTATCTCTGACGATAACGGCAAGGTGATTCTGAACCTCGCGCAGCAGGATTGCGTCGCCATGCGCGTCGTGTTCCGCGTCGGCTTCCAGATCGCCAACCCCATCAACGACGTGCAGCCGGACAAGAGCAAGCGCTTCCCGGCGTACGTCATCACGCCGGCATCGGTGACCGGCAGAGAGTGATGGCCATGGGACTGAACAAGCAGATACAGTTCGTGCGTCAACCGAAGCCGACTGACGGCGAGATTATCGCTCAGGTGGCCGTTTTTGACGGGGAAGGCAATCCGGTCGATGTCGGCGGCGCTCCCACCGCCGACACGCTTGCCGGTGCCACCGACACCGGCAAGGCGGTGCTCAAAGCCACGGATGCAGCCGGCGCGCGCAAGGCCATTGGCGCGGGAACGTCCAGCTTCAGTGGAAGCTACAACGACCTGTCGAACAAGCCGACGATTCCGCCCGCCTACACGCTGCCCGCCGCCACGGCTGAGGCGTTGGGTGGCGTCAAGAAAGGTGCCGCGATCCCGGATCTCGCGAGCGGCGCGGATGCGGCGGTCATCGCCACGAAGGTCAACAGCATCCTCGCCCAGTTGCGCGCGATCGGTGTCATCGCCGTCTGACGTGGGGAGGTGCGTTATGGCCGACGAAACGGAAGAAAACCCATTTGCCACGCATTTGGAATTGGCCAAACGCTGGAAGCAGATGCCGGACGACCCGGATTATGTTGACCAGCGGCTGGCCGATGCATCGCAGTTCATTCGCGAACAGTGCCCCGATTGGAGGAACATATCGCGGGCGACGCTTGAACGCATCGCCTGCGAGCTCGCCAAGGATGTGATCTCGTCCGACATGCAGACCGAGGGTGCCGGTTTCGATACGACCGGCGCCAGCAATCTCAGTCTCACGGCGGGCGATTTCACCCAGTCGATGACTTTCTCGAATCCTCGCGGCGAATTCTACCTATCCAAGGGACAGAAGAAGGCGCTCGGCCTCACCGGCCAACGCTTCTACAGCGTCGACCTGTCAAATGGGGAGGCGTCATGAGGGGCGAGACCGTAAAGGTGTTGCGCTACACGCCGACCGGCGAAACCGACCCCGCGGGCTCACCAGTCACGAAGGTCGATATCGAATCGGTGGGTAACGTGCTCGTCTCGCCCGGCGCGATGAGCAACGCCACCGACTCGCTGCGCCCAGATGGCGTGACCGTGGCGTTCACCTGCCTCTTCCCCCGCAGCTACGCATACCGGAGTCTGCGCGGGGCGATGGTGCGCATCGATTCCCATGACTACAAGGTGATCGGAGACCCGAGGCCTTTGGACGGCGGCATGAAACCGACCGCATGGAACCTCAAGGTCGAAGTCACCGACACGGATGGATAGGGCATGAAACGGGTGAAACTGAATTATTCGGCGTTTCAGGCATACCGGCGCAACGAGGGTTCCAAGGCCGCCGTCAGCGAGGCTCGGAAGCTCGCGGCGAGGGCGAACGCCATGGGCTCGCCCACATACGCGGGCCAGCCCCTGTACACGGCGTTGGGCCCTCAGGCCAACCCCAAGGGAGCCACCGCGCTCGTGCACACGGAGAACACCGCCGCGCGCTTCGACAACGCGGCCCACAACACGTTGGCCAAGGCGTTGGGAGGTGGCGGCTGATGGCGGTCAACGCTGAAAAACTCGTCATGGACTGGCTCAACGCGGACCCGACGATCAAGGCCGAATATCCGGCCAGTTTCGATGTGCCCGCCGAATCATCGGCCACGCACCCGATGCCGTTCGTCACCGTCGAACAGGTCGGCGGCACGGACGAACAATTCCGTTCGCTGCCCCTGGTCGCGGTGCAGGTGTGGGGCGAGTCGCGCTGGCTGGCCTCCGAGGCCGCGGCGAAACTCATACTCCCCCGACTCAAACGCATAACGGAGTTGCCCGAGGTCGCCGCCATCGACGTCACGGGCAGGACGCATTTCCCCATGCCCGACGGGCGGCCCCGCTACCAGATACTCATACAACTCACCGTCAAATCAGACGACTAACGAAAGGTCTAAATCATGGCTGGTTCCACAACCAACGATTCCACCATGGTGTCGTTGGGCAAGTTCAAGGTCGGCGGCTACGCCTACTGGGCACCGTCCGGCACCGCGCTGCCCACCGATTCCTCCACCCCGCTGGCCGCGGCGTTCAAGCTGCTCGGCTACCTGTCCGAGGACGGTTTGGCCAACGCGACCGACACCGACACCACCGAGATCAAGGACGCCAACGGCACGACAGTGATGAAGGTCATCACCAGCTACGCCGAGTCCTACCAGTTCGCGCTGCTGGAGGTGCTGCGCGCCGAGGCCGCCAAGATGCGCTACAACTCGGACGCGGTCACCGGCACGGATAAGAGCATGACCATCAAGCACCAGATGCCCTCCGACGAGGACTTCGTGCTCGTGTTCGAAATCGCGATGAGCGGCGACATCAAGGACCGCCTCGTGATCGGCAACGGCACGCGAGCCGAGTTCGGCGACCGCCAGGTGCATGCCGGCGACGCGCAGGTGTACGACACCACCGTGTCCGCCAACGACATGGGCAACGGCGTCACCGCCATCGAATACATCGGCAGGGCCACGAAGGTCAGCGAGAGCGCCGCCGTCACCGAGGCCCTGCTCGGCAAGGTCGTCGACCCGGCCAACGGCGACGAGAACGCCGAAACCGGCGAAGAGGTTCCGGCCGCCGAATGACGGTTCTTCCCGCGTCGCGCTTCGAACGACTTCCCACGACGCGGGAACCTTTTCTTCGTTCAACCGTGGAAGTCGTTTTCACTAGTCTTTTGGAGAAGTCATCATGTCACGAAACCGCCACCGTTCCGGCAACCCCGCCAACAATGTTCCCGGCAGCCGTCCGCAGGATCACAAGCCCGCGCAGGGCAAGCCACGCACCGTCACCGTCAAAGGGCTCGTCCTGACACTGGACCCGGCCAAGCTCAACGACTGGGAGCTCATGGAATCCCTCTACGACCTCCAGTCCGACCCACAGAACAATGCGCTGAGCGTGGTACCGTTCCTGCGCGGCATGTTCTCAGCCAAGGACTACGGGCGCATCAAGAACCGTCTGCGCGACCCCGAAACCGGACGCATCACCGGAGACGCCATGGGCGAGTTCCTGCAGGAACTGTTCGCGCGTCTGAACGAGGAATCCCCAAACTCCTGACGCTCGTATACCTGCTGCATGCCTGCCCCGACCAGTTGGCGGCGGACATGCGGCGCGTATACGGGCTTAGCGTCTATGAGCTGGATCCATTGGAAGCGGCAGCGCTGGCGGTGAACCTGCCTGCGGGCTCACTGGTGTGGCAGAGGCTGGACGTTCCGGCCGCCTGGACGCTCGACCAGTATCTGATGGCCGCGCGGATCGACCAGATGAACATGTGGATGTGGGGCAACGCCGACCCGAAGAAACGCGGCCCACAACCCGAACCGCTGCCACGACCCGGCAACGGAAGCGGCCATGCCGTCGCGAACCCCTCCAATCCGGAGGACTCCGGGGAAGCAACGCGCAGGACGCGCACCATCAAGCCCATGGCCCTGACCGTCGCCGAACTCGACGAGTTCATGAGCCGCGACTTCACGGACGTGGAGACGAAACCCTTCACCCACAACGAATAACCGAATAGAGAGGCACGGTCATGGCATACCAGCTGGCTCAGGCGTACGTGCAGATCGTGCCCAGCATGAAGGGCGTGGGCAAGGCCATCGAAAGCGCGTTCGACGGGCCATCCAAATCGGTCGGCCAGAAAGCCGGCGACACCGCCGGCGGCGGCTTCTCCAGGGGATTCTCCGCGAAGCTCGGCGTGATCAGCGGCGTCGCATCCAGCATCGCCACGAAGGTCATCGGCGTGTTCTCCGGCCTGTCCGGGCAGATCCTCGACGCATCGGATTCGACCCGGAAGTTCGCACAGACACTGGACTTCGCCGGCGTCGGGGCCGACCAGATCAAGAAACTGACCACGTCCACGCAGGAGTACGCGAACAAGACCGTCTACGGCATCGACGACATCCGCAACACCACCGCCCAGCTGGCCGCCAACGGCGTGCCGAACTACGACAAGCTCGCCGAAGCGGCCGGCAACCTGAACGCGGTCGCGGGCGGCAACAGCGAAACGTTCAAAAGCGTCGCGATGATGCTCACCCAGACCGCCGGCGCAGGCAAGCTGACCACGGAGAACTGGAACCAGCTGGCCGACGCGATCCCAGGCGCTTCGGGCAAGCTCCAGGAGGCGATGCTCAAGAACGGCGCGTACACGGGCAACTTCCGCGACGCGATGGCCAATGGAGAGATCACCTCACAGGAGTTCAACGACGCGCTCATGCAACTGGGCATGAACGACGGTGCCATCAAGGCGGCGGAAAGCACGCAGACGTTCGAGGGCGCGTTCGGCAATCTCGAGGCCACCATCGTGGACGGTGCGGCGAACATCGTCAACACCGTCAAACCGTACATCACCGGAGCGGTCACTGCGTTGGGCGACGGCATCGGCAAGGCCATGCAATGGGTCAACGACTTCACGGGCGCGCTCATGAAAACCGAGGGCGTGCAGACGTTCGCCAACGGGGTGAAAAGCATCGCCGGCGCGGTCGGTTCGATCGTCGGCCCGTTCGCCGGCGTCATCGGCAGCCTGCTCGGCTTCACCGGCGGCGCGGACAGTGCGGGCGGGGCCGCCCAACAGCTCTCTAATATTCTGGGCATCATCGGCGGGATCCTCCAATCGGTCGGTACGTTCGTCCAGCAGAACGCCGACTGGATGCAGGCGCTTGCCATAGCCGTCATGGCGGGATATGGCGCGTTCCAATTGTTTTCGATCATTCAGACCGTGGTCGGTTTCGTCAAGGCGTTCAGCGTGGCCGAAACCGCGGCCACTGCAGCCCAGTGGCTGCTGAACGCGGCCATGAGCGCGAACCCGATCATGATACTGGTCGTGGCGATAGCGGCACTCGTGGCTGGTATTGTCTGGTTCTGCACGCAGACTGAGACCGGCCGGCAATTATGGGCCGATTTCACCGGCTTCCTGCAGACAGCTTGGCAGAACATCACCGATTTCTTCCAGACCACGTGGCAGAACATCACGCAATGGTTCTCCAACGCGGCCGCGAACATTCAGAACGGATGGAACGCGCTGACCGCGTTCATCGGTTCGGTTCCCGGCAGGATACAGGCGTTCTTCGCAGGCATCGGCCAATGGTTCGCAAACAAGTTCAACGAGGTCCGCAACGGCATAGCCAACGGCTTCAATTCGGCGGTCTCGTTCATCGCCTCCATACCGGGCCGCATCCTCAGCGCGCTCGGCAATCTCGGAGGCCTGCTGTGGAACGCGGGCGCAAGCATCATGCAGGGCTTCCTCGACGGTCTGAAAAGCATCTGGCACAACATCACGAGCTTTGTGGGCAATATCGCCGGCTGGATCGCCGATCACAAGGGACCGCTCCCCTACGACCGCAGGCTGCTGATTCCCGCCGGCGAGGCGATCATGGGCGGTTTCCGTAAGAGCCTGAACGCCGGCTGGCGGCAGGTGCAGGCGGACATCATGGGCATGAACGTGGGACTTTCCAACGGGTTCGCGGCCCCGGGCTACGTGTATGGCGGCTCCGGCATGGACTACACGCCCAACACCGGTTCTGTGTCGAACGTGCATATCACGAACTACTATCCACAGGCCGACCCGTGGCCACTCGCCACGAACGACAGTCTCGACAAGCTGACGGTCGGAATCTAAAGGGGGTTGCTTATGGCCGGTGTCGATTACGCGCTCAACGGCGTGGCCCTCGACTCCCAGTATTGCCGGGTCACGTTGGGCAGCACCCTGTTCGCTGGGGTCTCCGTGTCCCGCAGCAAGGTGTCCGCGCCGTTCCGGCATGGCACGATCCCCTCGGAGGTGACGCCGACGTTCGGAGAACGGTCGGCGACCCTCAAGGTGGCCGCGTTCGGGGCGGGCGCGATCGGCCATGACACGGGGCATGGCATGGATTCGAGCCGTCTGGCCCGCCTGTGCACGACGCCGTATCCGGTCCTGTCGCGCACCGTCAACGGTCAACTCCAGCAGGCGGTCGTGGAGCTCGCCAGCCTCGAGGCGGACGACGGGGGCACCGTGTTGGACAGGCTCACTCCGTTCACGGCGGTGTTCGCCATGCCTCAGGTGTGGTGGCGAGACCCGGTCGCGTATGACCGTCCGGTCGCGGCGAATGGCACGGCGTTCCTGTGGCCCGCCGCATGCCGGTGGGCGCAGCCTTATTGGACGCGGTGGGAGGTCGAGCCGAACAACAGCACGTCGCTGCTGGCGGATTTCGTGACCATGTGGATTGGCGAGCCGAACAACTCCCCCTCGTTGCTGATCCCGTTGTCCGCCGGCCTGCCCGACGGCATGTTCGGTGACGCTCCCGTCAACGACCTGATCATACGGCTACCCAAGGGCGTGAGCAACGCCTCGGTCACCGACCCCGCGTCGAACACGGGAGTCATCTGGCAGGGCGCGGCCAACGCGAACGCCTACACGTATGTGGACGTGGGCAACTGCCTCGCATGGCAGTCCACGTCGGACCACCAGTGGACGCAGGCGGGCACGGACGTGACCGGCGGCTTGGATTATCCGGCCAACGGGCTGCTGCAATGCTGGCCGAACCCGACCGACAACGGCTACCGGCTCACGTCAAAGCTCACCGGTTCGGCTGAGCCGCTGCTCGTGCATGCGCACCGCGCATGGTGGTAGACCGTATTCCCCTTCTATGCAGTTTCTCCGGCGTCATGCAATTTCCGCGCCGGTTTTTAACGTTTGGAGTCCACCATGGTCAAGACCTTGCATGCCCGTCTCGTCGCCTACCTGCCCAACGGAGGCAGGCTCGGCAACCTGCCCGCCCCGCTCTCATGGGACGCGAGCATCGTCAACAACGACCTCGGAGCGCTCAAAGTCGTCTACAGCCGTCGCGCCATCGGCGGCGGAATCCTGAAACGCGGCCTCGAACAGGGGCTCGAAATCGGACTCGAAGTCAGCGACGGCGGAGCATGGAGCGAACCCTACAACTGCCGGTATCTGCTCATCGGCCGCTCCCGCAACGCGGAGGACGTGAGCGATACGGTGACGCTCACCTGCCAAAGCATTGGCTGGCTGACCAACAAGATCCTGAACAACGACACCGCGCATCTCATCCAGGATGGGGACAACAAGGGCAAACGAGCTTTTCTGTCGAAGAACCCCGGCACCATCATCAGAACGATTCTCGATGAGAACAAGGCCCGCAAGGGTGCCGGCCTCGTTTTGGCCCCCGGTTTCGACACCGGCAAGGACGCGGCTGGCGCGAACTGGAAGAGCGTATACACGCTCTACTACTCGTTGGGCACGAGCCTGAACAGCATGCTTTCGAGCATGGTTGGCGGCGGCGCGATCGACTGGCGTACCGAGGGCCGCACCCTCAGAATCTGGAACGCCGACAGCACGAATCTGAGCCGTGACCTGTCGGGCCGCGTGCATGTCAGCATGGCGCACGACGTACTCGAGGCACCCGAAGAGGAAAGCATCGAAGACCTCTCCAGCGATATCCTCGTGGAGGGTGACAACGGGCTAATCTTCCGCGAGTCGAATCCGGCGGCACCCACCCCGTGGGGTGGCTGGGAATCCTATGTCTCTCAGGGTGGAGTCTCGGACGAGGCCACCGCCAAGGCGTTCATGCAGACCACATTGGCCAGCGCGGCCCGTGTGCGCGGCCAGTACACGCGGTCGCTGCTCGTCACCAACGCCGAATCATTGCCGTTGGTGGACTACAGGCCCGGCGACTGGATCACCGCGCCCACCGTCCAGCACGGAGAGAAGGTGCGAATCCAACAGGTCACCGTCAGCCTCGACTCCAACGGACTCAAGGCCTCGATTACCCTCAACGACAAGGTATACGACTCTCAGGTGCGGGCCGCGAAGAAAATCAAGGGCATCACCGGCGGCGCGGCGTTGGCGGGAAGCGAGGGCGGCACGACCGCCTCGTCCGACCGTGACCATCGCGTGCCGAAGGCCCCTCTCGGATTGATCGTGCGGACCGACGCGTACATCGGCGGCGATGGCTACGCCCATGGATTGGCGACCGCCATGTGGAGCGCGGTCACGCAGGCCACGAACGACACGGCCATCGATATATCGTCGTACCGCGTCGAATGGCGCAAGCACGTGGACGGTGCGCCCTGGCATGCGGCCGGCACGACCGATAAGACGCAGCTTGGTTTCGGCGGCTTGGATTGCGGCACGCAAATCGAGGTGCGCGTCAGGGCAGTGCCGACGTATTCGGACAAGCTCGGCGAATGGTCGGCAGTCGTGGTGGCCACCGTCGAATCGGATACGACGCCATGCTCCGTGCCGTCGAGGCCGGTCCTCGCGTCCGAGTTGGGCGTGGTGACCGTCCATTGGGACGGCAGGACCTCCACCGGCGCGTCGATGGAATCGGACTTCGACCATATCGAGGTCGGCGAGGGCGTCAATGCGGCCGGCATGACCGTCATCAGCGCCACCCAGTCCGGTCGTGGCGATTATCTTGTGACCGGTCTGGCCGCCGGTTCCCGGCACTCCTATGCGCTGAGGTCGGTCGATCATGCGGGCAACCGTTCCGACTGGTCGGCCATCGCTTCGGTGACGGTCGCGTCGGCGGTCTCGCCGGAAGAGGTCAAGCAAATCCAGAAGGATTTGGCTGACAACAAGACGGCTTTGCAGGATAATACGGCGAAGCTCGATCAGGCGCGGAAGGACATCCAAGCCAACAAGTCGAATCTCGACACGGCGAATCAGACGCTCACGCAGGCCAAGGCCGATCTGTCTCAGGCCCGGAAGGACATCGCGCAGACCAAAAGCGACCTGACCACCGCGAACGGAGAAATCTCGAAGGCCAAGGAATCGGCGGCACAGGCGTATGCCGAAGCCCATAGCAAGAATCATACGTTTCGCGGTCCCGACGAGCCGAAGAACAATCTCATCGTCGGCGACCTGTGGCTCAAAACGCAGAAGTACTGGACCCGCTGGCAAGGCGAGAAGAATAATTCCCCGTCCATGCTCGCGGACTTCTACACGTATTGGACCGGCGCGCCAAACGCCAGCCCGTCCGTGCTCGTGCCGCTCTCTGACCGCGTGATCGATACGCTTGTCTGGGATGGCTCCGCGTGGAACCACATGGGCTATGCCGACGTGGAGAACAATGCGAAGCAGATCGAGCAGGCTAAGGCGGATATCGCGGACAACGCGGCGAAGACCACCGACGCCAAGAAGACTGCCGAGAACGCCGCTGCCGCAGCGAAAAACGCGCAGGGCACGGCTGACAGTGCGAAGAGCGCTGCGGGCACCGCGCAGTCCACCGCCGACGCGGCGAACGCTGCCGCGAAGAGCGCGACGACAACGGCAGGTCAGGCCAAGGATGCGGCCAACGCGGCAAACGCCGCCGCCGAGAGCGCGAAGAAGACCGCTGGCAATGCGGAGACACTGGCGAACACCGCCAATGCTTCGGCCAATGCGGCCAAGTCGGACGCTTCCACCGCGAAGACCGATGCGGCCAACGCCAAGGCCACCGCTTCGAACGCTTCGAGTGTGGCGACGCAGGCGAAGGCCACGGCTGACAGTGCGGCCCAGTCAGCCACCGATGCGGCGAATGCCGCGCAGAAGGCGAATACGGCTGCTGCCGCCGCCGCTGGCGTGGCGAACGGCAAGGCCGACGTGCTCATCCAAAGCACTGCGCCGGACGCTTCAATGCGCAAGGCTACGACCCTCTGGATTGACACCACCGGTGGCGCGAACACGCCGAAACGGTGGAACGGCAGCACATGGATGGCGGTGACGGACAAGGCGGCCACGGATGCGGCCAATGCGGCTGTCAAGGCACATGCTGCCGCGCAGACGGCGCAATCAACGGCCGACAAGGCTCAGACCGCAGCCGCGAACGCGGCCGCGCAGGCGAATCAGGCGCAGGCCGCAGCTAAAAAGGCTCAGACCACCGCCGACGGCAAGAACCTGATCTACCGTGGCCCGGACGAACCCGCGCATGATGGGCTGAAGCCGGGCGACATGTGGTGGCGCACCCAGAAGTATTGGACGCGCTGGCAAGGCGAGAAGAACAATTCGCCCAGCCTCATGGCCGACTTCTACACGTACTGGCAGGGAGCGCCGAACAACAGTCCGAGCGTCTTGGTGCCGTTGTCCGACCGCGTGGTCGAAGTCCTGACGTGGGACGGCACCCGCTTCACGCCGTTCGACCTCGTGGCCAACAATATTCTGGCTGCCGGCACGGTGGCCGCGAAGCATCTCGCCGTGGATTCCGTGACCGCCGAAAAGGTCAAGGCCAATGCCATCACGGTGGACAAGCTCGCCGCCAACAGCGTGACGACGGAGAAGCTTGTGTCCGATGCGGTGACAGCCGCGAAACTCGCAGCCGACAGCGTGCAGGCGCGCAACATCGTCTCGCTCGCCATCACGACCGACAAGTTGGCCGCGAACTCGGTCACGACTGCGAAGCTCCGCGTGACGGAGGACATGACCGTGGCGCTCCTGAATGTCCATAAGATTCAGGCTGGCGACATCGTGGCTGGCGCTGTCACGACCGACAAGCTGGCCTCCAACAGCGTTAACGCCGACAAGCTGGCGGCGAACTCGGTGAACGCTTCGAAGATCGTGTCCGGCGCGATCACCGCCGACAAGATGGCGGCAAACAGCGTGACGGCTGTCAAGATCGCGGCTGGCACTATCACGTCCGACAAGGTGGCGGCAGGCCAATTCCATGGTTATGTGTTCACCGGCGCGATATTCCAAAGCTCCGAAGCGGCGAACACTGGCGTGAAGCTCAATTCGACGGGCCTGCGGATGTGGGATTCCAACCACAACCAGACCGTCTATCTGGACGGCGAGGGCGGGTCGAACCTGCTGACCGGCACGTTCCAGACGAGCCTCACCGGCCGTCGAATCATAATCTCACCGACGTTCCGCCAGACGATTGGCGGCGGCGATGACAGTACCGAAGGCTCAGGCATCAAATTCGCACACGGGCGCGACGGGCGCGACGCCTACATCGCGTCGGAATCCCGAACCCAATCTAAAGGCGAAGTCTCCACCATCGTAATCAACGGAGGCCGGCTGAGCGACACCGATCCGGGGTCGTTCATGAGTTTGGGCGAATACAAGGCTGCGGACAACACCACCAAAACCGGCGAAGCCTTCCTAGCCGCTTACCGTGATTATTCCAAAGACAGCCAGGCCGGTTACGCGCAACTGTACTTAGGGGCCGACCCGTCGGCCAAATACCATACATTCGCCGAACTCTCAGCGACGGACCCGAACGGCAGTGTCGGCGTACAGGCGGACATCAACTCCGGGTATCTGTACCTCGGCGGATTCCTCGGCCGGCTCGGCGCGGGGCGCGGAACGTTCCAGACGGCCTATTTTCGTGGCGGGATAATGAGCGGCGAAGGATGGGTGACGCAGACGTGCACGTATGGCGCACCGGCCAAATATGGCTTATACCATGCGCACGTCTCCTCCGACGCCATGGGGTCGATCATGGTCGGCTCGAACAACGATTCGCCGAGCGGCTGCGGCCTGTGGGCGCGTGGCGTCGGCAACGGCGTCAACATCGCCTACGGCACTCAGCTACTCGCCATCCTGGCCAAACAGTAGGAGGTGCGATGGAAACGAACATCAACGGCGACGTGTTGACCGTGACCGGTGACGACGGGACGGGTCATCTCATCCCGTTGGACGCGATCGCCTCGTGGGGCGAGCTCCTCGGCTGCGACACGGACATGGAAACGGTCGCGGCGATCATACGGGTGCGGTCGAACAGGTCAGACCCGGGCGTCATCGACCCGGACACCGGACGCAACGCTTGGACCAGCGCCTACGAGCAGGTGGAGCGCGACGAGTTGGCGGACCGTCAGCAGACGCGCATGGCCGCGTTGCATCCCGTGCTCACGGCGTCCGGCGCGTTGTCGCCGGACGGTCGCGAGGAGACCCGTCGCCTGCTCGGATTGGACGCGATGCCCGTCATGGAGGATGCGGACGATCGGCTAGCCGCCACGCTGGCCGGCGTGGCCGACCGCATCGCCGTGAAGCGCGACCGGTTCCGCCGACAGTCGATCGATTATCTGACCGACCGTCGGCGTTGACGCGGGCCGGACGGACGGCCACGCGCATCGACTCCGCCGGGATGACCGGCGAAAAAAGGGAAACAACACAACAGCAAAAGGAGTAATCATGACAGCATCTGACGTCCCGCAAACCGGCGCACGACCGGCGGATGGCGTGCTTGATTTGCGTCCGCCGAAGGAAAGCCTGCGCGCGGAACTGTGCCGATTGGGATTGGAGTTTTCCAGCGCTGACGGCACCGCCGAATCGTGGCGCGACTATCAGCGTGGCGTGCTTGCGACGTTCGACGGTGACGGCACATCCGTCAAAGTCACGGATGTTAAGACGAATCTCGGACGCACTTTGACGCTCGAAGAGCTTAAGGCCGTGACCCGCATCGACACGATGACCGCCGCCGACTGACCCCTGCGTTTCACCCAGTTTTTCAGCCCCTGCAATCCATGCGGATTGTGGGGGTCCCGCATATTAAAAGGAGACTTTTTTGACTCAGATTCCAGCCGACGCGAATCAGGTCATCGACCAGCTCTCGCAACAGATCGGCACACTCAACAAGCAAAACGCAATCCTGTCCAGCCAACTCGCGGCGGCCATGAAACTGATCCCGAAGGATGTGCTCGACAGTCTCGACAAGGAGGACACGAATGCAGAGGATTAACCGGTTCCCGGACCCGAATATGGCTAACACCATTTTCCAATGCATGCAAGTGCGATGCACTGTGGATTTTCCGACCGTCAGCGGCTTCCGGTGGCTGCGTGCCACGACCAGCGGAAGTGGTGACGGATACGCGCAATACGAGCTGGCGGGAGCCAATCTTCCACCGGCCGGCGTGTATCACATTCACTCAATCTGCTATGCGCGAGGCTCCGGCGCATTCTTCCGCGTCTATGCGGGCGACGGCAACAGATACACCATTTTGAACGAGACCGGTATCGCAGACGATCAGACGAAGATGATTGACGCGGACATCACGATTCCGGCCAACACGCAGCAATTGCTCATACGTGTCATACCACCATCCACGGTCGGCAAATTCATACTGATCAGGGACATCCTCGTCGAGTCCAAGTCCACTTACGACACTGCCGTTGGGGGGGGCTTCCGGGCTTCTTCACCGGCGACACCATGCCACTCGGCTGACGCCGCGCACCGGGCCGGTGATGCCCGATGATGGTCACGAACCTATGCACGAGACCATCCTCGACCATCACCCTGTCGGCAGGCCGTTGGGTGGATATCACGACCATTCCGAAAAAGCCAGAGACGAAATATTTGGTCAGCGCCTATGTGACCGTCACCGGCGGCACTATCTCGTTGCACGGGTATGGCGACGTCAGTGCGAGCCAACGTGTCAGCTACCCGTTGACCGCCACCACTGCCGATCCGATGTCAATGCTGTATTCCGTCAGGTCAGGCAATCCGACCGTCACCGTGACGAACATGCTCATCTGCACGTTTGCCGAATATCAGGCGAACAAGACCCTGCTCGACAGCATCGGATATTTCACCGGGGACACGATGCCGCTCGCCTGACCCTCACGGGGGTGGTGGCATGAGCCGGATAACGAATCTGATTCCGAATCCACTCTTGATGTTCCCGAACAGTGCCATCTCGACACACGAGACGACCGTGCAGCATGTTGACCCTGATGGCATACTCATTACGCCAAACAGTGGTGCTGTCAATCCTCTTGCCAAGATTCGACTGCGCGAACCGGTTTCCGGTGATTTCCATTTGAACTTCTGGGTTTGCGAAGTGCCAGAAGATAGCCAATGGTATGAGAATGGTATCTGCTACGTAGCCAACGCAACAGAGAGTAGTGGAGCCCTGTTGCCTCATGGCAATACGGCCGGAACGGCATTCCTTGGTCTTGATTTCCACATGGATGACATGCAATTCGTCCAGTTGAAGTGTCCGTTGAATCATCCGCTGCGATTCTCGGCAATCAATCTGATGACACAGGCGGATTGGAAGGAATACAAGAAGCTCGTCCCAGGCCTGAGCGCACTGTACGGCGGCCTTATGCCACTGCAAAACTGATTTTTTAAGGAGATGCAATGTGTTTCAGACGTTTCTAGCTGGTTTCGGGGGTGTGGGCGGCGCGTGCGCGCTCATCACCCTGTTGCTCAGTATATGGCCGGGCGCGTTGGACGCGCTGGCGACCGGCCTGTACGCGCACGTAAGACCGGAACGCCTGCCATACGATTCGCCGCTCTCGCAGCATTTCGCCAAGACGCGACAGCTTGGCGAACGCACTGAGAATTTCGACGAGCGCATGGACGAATTGTGCCGCGACACGATCAAAAACACGATCATCAGTCTCATCTACGGCGACCAGTCGCACGACCATTCGGAAGCAGTCAGATACGAGCTCGCCAAACTCGAAAAACTCGACGCGCAATGCTGGATCGTCAACGCCGCCGAAAAATACTTGGAGGACCGGCAATGACGCATCTCATGATCGCAGGCGGCATATACCTGCTGCTGCTCGCGCCCGTCATCGTGTTCAATCATGGCGCGCACAGGCATTGATTTTCACACAGGTTTTCAAAGCCATCCCATTCCGGGATGGCTTTTCTATTGCCCCTTGACTCGGGGCGGGAAGGAGAGGATGTGAAGATCCTCGACAAAAGCAAACACAAACACGGACGCCTGCACCGGCGCGTGGGCATGACGCTGACCGCGCTCGTCGCCGCGGTCTCCATGGCGTTCGCCCCGGCGGCGATGGCCGACATGCAGGGCATCGACGTGTCCAACTGGCAGTGCGGCATCGACATCGCCAACACGCAGGCCGACTTCGTTGTCGTCGGCACCACATGGGGCACGGGACAGGTGTACAACAACTGTCTCGTGTCCGGCGTCAACACGGACGCCAACCGCATGATCGCCCAAGCGCAGGCATCCGGCAAGAAATTCGGCCTCTACCATTACGCCATGGGAGGCAACCCGGAGGCCGAAGCCCAATTCTTCTACCGGAACACGTTGAACTATTGGCGTCACGGCATCGTGGCGCTCGACTGGGAGATGGACGACAACCCCGCATGGGGCAACTGGGATTGGGTACGCCGATTCCTGGGTGAGTGCGAACGGCTTTCGGGCGGTGTGCGCCCATTGCTGTACACCGGCCCGGTCGCCGGCACCATCCCGCAGGACATCCGCGACCGATACGGCCTGTGGATCGCCCAGTACGCCAACATGAGCCCGACCGGCTATCAGGCCAATCCGTGGATGATAGGCGCGTACGGCGAGGCCATGCGCCAATACAGCGGCACCGGTGTCGTCAACACGTGGAGTCCCATCGACCTCAACATCTTCCGTGGCGACGCATGGCAGTGGGACCTGTACGCCAACCCCGCCGGCGACTCCACGCCACCGGCCACACCGGCCGCGCCCGCACAGCCGAACACTCCCCCGGCCGACACCAACACGGGTGGCATCAGCCACGTCATGCAGTGGGGCGAGACCGTCTGGGGACTCGCCGTAGCCTACAACGCGTGGCCCCTGTCCGCATGGCACACGCCAAGCGGTGACATCAACCGCTACTACGTGGGCGATGTCGTCACCTACGGCGGCGGCTCTACTGCCACCCCCGCACCGTCCACCACGTCGGGCGGCACGTACACCGTGAAGAGCGGTGACTGCCTGTCGGCCGTGTTCGGCAGTCGCTGGCCGTCGATCGCCGCGCTCAACGGACTTGTGTCGCCGTACACGATCTACCCCGGACAGGTCCTGAAGACCGACGGCGGCGCCACCGCCTCCGTGTCCGGCGGGGTCTCCAAGATCCTCCAGTGGGGCGACACCGTGTGGGATTTCGCCACGTCCCACGGCTACAGCGTCAGCCGCTGCACCGTCCCCTCCGGCAACATCAACGTCTACTACCCCGGTGACGTGGTGACCTGCCGCTAACCCAACCGGTGCCGCCGTCACCCCGACGGCGGCACCACCCACCATCATCATCCCTTATTGATCGGAGCAAACATGACCGACAGCAAAACCCCGGCCGACACCGGCGAAACGCTTCCCGGCGTCGATGTGAGCGACTGGCCCGAAGCCGTCAACGTCACCCATGACGTGCCCGACTGGCTCATCCCCAGCCGCGTCTACGATGTGCTCAAATGGCTCGGCCTCATCGTCCTGCCCGCACTCGCCGTGTTCGTCAACACGGTCGGCCCCGCATGGGGCTGGCCCCACGTGGACGCCATCGTGACCACACTCAACGCGCTCGGCATCCTCGCCGGCGCGCTCATCGGCGTCAGCGCCATCAAACAACGCATCGACCTCGCCGCATGACCACCACACAGTTCGGCCCCGCCCGGCATCGCAGACAGCTCCATAAGCTTGACTGCGGGCCGGACGGGGCCGATTTTTCACGTCTTACGGGATAAAAACAGTGGCGGCGGAATCCGAGGACTCCGCCGCCACTTTCAATCCATGCCAAGGACCGAATCACTTCAATCCTGTCATAGACCCACGTTTCTACTACTTAAGTAGACCAAAGCAAATAAATTTCAATCCGTGTCGAAGATTGGGCTTCGAACCGCCATCCATGCGCCCATCAGCATGGCGGCGACTGGCTTTGATTCTACGCCTTTATTCGCCGTGACGCGCCGCCACGCCGTCGTCATACGCTTTCCCCACCAAGTCGATGATCTGGGCGAGCTGTTCGGGCGTGCAGGTCTCGATGAGAGACGGCGTGAGCCTTTCCCACAGTCGGCCGAACGTGAGGGTGTTGTTTCCCCATTTCGACAGGCGTCGCACCAGTTCGCCACGGGTGAGGGAATCCTGCTCCGTGCCGGTGAGCTCGCCCATCAGGTCGTGGTCGATGACGTCGGATGGCTTGTAGCGCCTGTCGTCAGGGTAGGGCTCATGCTCGTCGACCACCCAGTCCCGACCTATCTTGTGCGCGGTGCGGAAGCCTCCACGCTGGGCGAGCTGCCTGACGGACACCGGAGCCCTGCCATGCCGTTTCGCATATTCCTTCAACGTGATCTCGGCCAT